TATGAAACGTAAATGTTTCAATTATCTTTTTAATTTCTCTTGCCTCTTCTCTATTTCTTGGCGTCATTTTAAAAGTATAATTAAAACTTCTATAATCAATACCTTCAAATATCATTTCTTGTAATGGTGCAGGAGCGATACCTGTTTTTCTTTGTAACGCAGCCAAAGCACCTTGACCTGTGCCTAAAGAACCAAAGTTTAATAGTGGTTCAAGTGTTCTAGCAAATGTCATACCTAAACCTTTTGCAAGGTCACCACCACCTGTTTTGCCTTTAAATATGTCTGATATACCAGCCGCACCAGCAACCGCAGCACCTATTTCAGCAGGTGCATAATTAGATTTGTAATTTACTGATAAATCATCTGGCATGTACATAACAATTGTGTCTTTAATTAACTTAACAGATGTACCTGACTCACCATCTACACCAGACAAGTTTGTTGTATCATCAAAAAATCTTTCTCTGGTAAATGAATTATTGTACGCTTGAAGTGAATCGTTAGAAATATTTTGGTCTATAGCAGGCAATTCTCTATCTTTGTCTGTTCTAGCATAAACATTAAATATCATATAATGGCCATTAGCATTTTCTAAATCTAATGGATATTTTAATATTTTGCCGTAAAGATTCTTGTCGTACTGACCTGTATTTAATTGTTTAACCATGCTACTATTTATGACTTATTAGTAAACGTTTTTCAATGCGTTTACAGTTTCATCTATGTTTTTATTAGATAAATCTGGTAATACATTGTTTGTAGAGGCAGAGTTTATTTGTTGATTTGTATTGATAACATTGTTACTTGGCAACTCTTTAGGCATCATCTTTTCAAGCATATTTTCTAAATTACTTGTTTCTAATGTAGTTCTAACAATTGTTCTTTTTGAGTCAATATTCACCATGTCTTTTATATTACCTGGTTGTACAACTTCAGCAGCATTTGTTGATTCAGTAACTTGATTTATTTCGTTTTCTGCGTTCTTAATATCTTTTGCAGCCAAAGCAGCATCAATGCCAACACTTGCAGCTGTACCTGCACCTGGTATTGTACTTGCAGCACCAGACGCCACTTCTAAAGCAGCACCAGAAACATCACCTGACATCAATCTACCAATACCAAAACCTATACCTGCAATCGCACCAATGATTGGTATTTTCTTAATAGCAGATTTCAATAATGTTTTACCTAATACTTTTGTGCCTGCCTTTTTAGTTGCTGTTTTAGTTGCTTGGTCAGCACCTTTTTTGCCAAATAGTTTTTTACCAGCAGCAATTGCACCTGTAGTACCAGCAACACCAGCACCTGCACCTAAAGCAGTTTTACCTACATCAGCAACATCATCTAATATACCTTCTTCAGCATCAACTAATTTCTGTAATAATTCTTTTGACTCATATGTGTCTTCAGCAATCATTTCCCATAGACTCATTTGTTCATTAAATCTATCTTCTTGCTCTGCTCTTTGTTCTTCTTGTGCTTCTTCAGCAGCCGCTTTTGATTGTGCCTTTTCGGCTCTTGGCGCTAACTCCTGTCTTTTTGAAACAATAGGTGTAGGTTCATCTAAAGGTTCACCCATTATTGCTTCAGCAGGACTAACAGGTGCTGTACCATCTATTTGTTCTTCTATCTCTCTACGACTTTCTTTAGCAATATCTTGTGCTCTTCTTCTTTCAGCACGTCTTAATTCTTGTTCTCCTGCCTCTTGTCTTTCAATTTTTTTCTGAATAGCAGAACCTAAAATAGGCACACCACCAAATACTCTAGCAGCAAGTTTTATTGGTTTAAATTGTTTTATAAAATCTCTTAAACCAAATCTTGCAGCTGTAAACGCATTTGCTAATGGATATATTTCACCCAAAACAGGAGCAACTATATCAGCAATATATTTCTTTTCTTTGTTATCAAATCTTCTACTACCTTCTACCTCACCTAATAATGCCTTATACTTTTCTACAATATCTTTAAATCCTGTAAAGTCAGCATCAGCAATTAAATCTAAATCTTGTTGAAAGTTTTGTACTACAGAAACAGCAGCATTTGATATACCTTCTTTTTTAATATAAGATTGACCTAAACCTAATTCTTTTTGTATTTGTAAAGAATAAGTTTGTGCGGCTTCTGAAATAGCAACTTGTTCTTTGTCTTGTTGTTGCTTCTGTTCTTGTAGTAGTGATTGAAAGTCTGCCATTTAATTATTTCTTATCTGATTTTGCTCTTGAACCTGTATATAGACCAAACCAAGCCGCACCAGCACCAACCACGATTGATACTAGACCACTTTGTTCCATAGTAGGTCCTTCTAAATTCATATACCAAATTACTACTTTGTATAGTAAATAGATGTATGTTGAGATGAATACTCTTGGAAATATTCTCCAACTATCTACTGCTCTTGCTAGATGAATAAGTTTAGCATAAGGGTTTACACCCAAGTCTTTTATTGAAGTGTCAACTTCTAAATCAACACTAATCTTTTGTTTTGGTTCTGCGACCTTTACTTCGTCCATCACTTGTTCCTTTTTTGTTCTTCTATTCTTTGTTTTTCTTCTCTTAAATACTGTAACAGCATTTCAATATAAATTTCCCTCTCCCACGGTATCATATCTTCTAATTCTGTTAAAGAATACTTGTGATGATGTATTAATGCAAAATTAGTTCGGTAGATATTCTCCAGGCTCTCATGTGAGAGGGTTATTGAAAAAAATCAGCCGCACCTTTTATTTCAAACTCAAATTCTTTACCAGACTTCGGGTTCTTATATTTTATAGTATGTTCAATTTGAGGCAGTTCTTCAAAAAACTTACTAATCTTTTTAAACTGACTCATTGTCAAATTATTTACAAATTCTTCCAATTCAGATACTTCTATATCTGTTCGGTCAAATATTTCGTCACCATTGTAAACCGATTGAATACAATCTTTTACTAAACTATAAGTTAATTCTGAAATAGACTTTTTATTTCCTACTTCACTTATAGTTGGCAACTTCATAATAACACCATAACCTGGTTCAAACTCAATCTTTGTTTCAACTTGTTTATTTAAATTAGGTTTAATGTCATCTATTTTTAAAGTGTAATCTACGACAACTTGTTCATCATCTGGACACTTTAATTTCAAATCAACACTTTCACCTACTGACTTTGCTCTTATATTTAACCATAACCATTCAAAGTCATAAAATGGTATCTTTGTTACATCTGTATTTGAAACAACACAAGATTGTACAATGTTAACAAATGCTTTTGTAATTTCATTGTCATCCCTTGTTTCAATTGCCATTAATAGTATTTTTTCTTCTCTTACTAAAAATGGTCTATATCTTACCGTAACATCATTTGAAAGTTTCAAATCATATTCAGGCACTTTTGTTAATGGTAAACTCATTATTACTCCTATAATTTAATATAATATATCTCGTATAATTTTTGGGTCTGGTAGACCTTTAGGGAATACACGACCTCCCGTTACTCTACCTATCGGTAAATCTCTCCTTACTTTTTCGTAAACTTGTCTTCCTACAGATTTAACAACACCACCTAAACCAAATGGTAAGTTATCAAGGAAACTATTTTCTCCTTGTATTTCTGTATTTCTACGATATTTGTTTTGATAAACTTCTCTATTATCAAAATCACTTACGGCACTTACATTTTCAGTTGTTGACGCCCAATATCTATATTTAAATGTTACATCAACTTTTACAACTGCGTCTTTTGAACCGTAACTTAATTGTTGAGCAGCAATTGATTTAGGGTAAACTTCATAACATTGTAATTGATATGAAGACTCATTTGTACCTACTAAACTTCTTAATTGGTCAACTGTTAAATCAGCACTACCATACTGTAATATGGTATCTAAAAACGACCTCTTTAAAGGTGTAATTGTAATTTTACAAGGTGCGGCATAGTCATCATAATAACCTGCGTCATATGATATAGGATCAATTACCATATTTTGCCACGCCTCAAAATAAACTCTTTCATCAAAATCTGTTCCTGTATAAAACGATAAGGTCATTTCATCAAACGAAACATTTTTACCAAAAGACCTACTTGGTCCATAATACTGTTCATTAACATCATCTGTTATAGTTCTACCAGGCATTGATACATCACTACAAAATAAATCTAATCTTAATTGTAATGATTGTTTTAATCCTGTAGCTAATCTTCTAAAATTTTCAAATCTTTTTTCTTTATCGTCAACTTGAAAATCAAAACCTCTTTCTAACAATGCTTTAGATAAATTATTTGGTCCATCTATTGTTACAATAAATTGAGTGGGTCTTGCCAAACCTTCAGCAGATTGTATGCCTGACCTAAATCTGTTAAGTATTGAGTTTTGATTAGTTGACTTATTAGCATAACCTGCTTTAGCGGCCGCATCCTGTCTATCATAATGAGCACGTGATGGTGGTATACCAATTCGTATATCTAAATCACCTATTTTTTTTCCTATACTAATTAATGACATTAAATAAATCTCCTACTGTCTGAATAAACTTGTGCTTCACTTGCCTTTTTAAATCTTTGTACAGGTAAGTATATCGCTGTTGCGGACTCATCTGCATTTATTCTTAAAAATCCTGTTTGTACATATGAATACAAATACTTTTTGATTGTTGGTTTTACAATCTTAATATTTTTTACATCATCATAGTTTACATCAAATTTTGTTTTACTATCAAATCTTGTATCATCAGCAAACTGTTGCATACGTTCTAATAGTTTAAATCTTAATAACGGTGGTAGATAATGAAAATTCATACCTAAAAATCCACCTGATATTGGTTCTAATGGCAATACTAAAGGGAATATATCATAATACGGTAATGTCTTTCTAAATTTAGGATTATACCCAAATAAGTTCAATCGTCCTACACTAGGTCTACCATTAAGTTTACCCTGTCTAAACAACTGTCTAGCAGTAGTACCACTAGCAATTCTATTTACTTGTGTTCTATACCAAGTAGCAGACCTGTCTGTATCACCTGCCTTTAGTTTGATTGTATCAAATACGCTTGCCATAATACTATTTATGTTGGTAATAAATAAGTTTATGAAGAAGTTGAAGAATATAGATAAGCGACCCTATCAAGGTATATTTAAACCTTTGAACCCACAGAAATATAAAGGCAACGTTAAAAACATAATTTATAGAAGTTCTTGGGAACATAGATTTATGAGATATTGTGATAAACATAAAGACGTGTTGGAATGGGGTAGTGAAGAAATAGCAATTTACTATCGTTCAGTTGATAATCGGCCACATAGATACTTTCCTGATTTCTATATGAAAGTAAGGCAATCAAATGGTACATTTAAAAAGTTTATTGTAGAGATTAAACCTAAAGCACAAACTCGTAAACCTAAAAAACCTTTACGAGAAAGCCGTACTTATAAAAACGCATTAATAACTTATGAAAGAAATAGAAGAAAGTGGTCTACAGCGTATGCGTGGTGTTTAAAACGAGATATGAAGTTTGTCATACTTACTGAAGACCACTTAAAGACTTTTTAAGCAGCCTGTTTATATTCTACTTTTGGTAAATCTGCCCAAGTAACTTCTATTGATTTATTACCTTTAAATATGTCGCCAACTAAAACTCTATATTTGTTGGTGTTACCATATTTGTTAAACCAATGAGATAATGACATTGTAGCATTAGCGTCTTTACCATCAGTTTTCCAATCATCTTTATCAAGTGTAGTAATAATAACAAGATGTTTATTTAACTGTTGATTGTGGAAAGCAATAATATATTCATGTGGTGAAACTCTTACTGAACCCATACCACCATAAACAACTGATTGACTTGCACTTCCGTTCCAGTTACCAACTTTTATCTCTATTCTTTCTGATAAAAATTGAGGACCAAACTTGTTAGTTAGATTTTCAAAATGTATATCTGCATATCCTTGTCTATTTCTAGGTGTAACACATTCTAAATCAGATTTATTTACACTATTAAATCCATAAACAAATGCGGACATCCAAATATTTGATAATGGTTGAGTAATTTGATTAGTTTCCCATCCCATAGTATCATTAAATATAATACCATCACCTATAGATTTAAATTGATTAATCATTTCAAATCCCTTACTTAAAGAATTTTTAACAATTAATGGATTTGAGTCTAAACATTTAAAGAAATTAAATCTATTAGGATTGTATTTCTTATCAGGTTTAACCATACCAAGTTTTCTTAATGCCTTGTTTAAAGTAATTGTACCTACAACTACTTTATCAAATAAGTTTACATCTTGTTCATAAACTTTCAATAGATTTTTAAATTTTGTTTTATCAAATCTATTGTTTGTTGCAAAAGCATTTCTTTCTTGGGCATTCATAGGTCTACCCATAGATAATTCAAAATACTTATTTTGAAGATTAAATCTTCTTATAAGCACATTGATGTTGTATTCATCTCTTTTACCATCAACATTAAACTTTTCTAAAAATTTAATTTCAATATATCTATCTTCTTTTGGATTATATTGTTTTGTACAATAAACGGCCCTTAATTTTTTTTGACCATTTTTTCTAGCAGCCCTAACTCTAAAGTTACCAGAAAAGATAATACCTGTTTTTGAACAGATAACAAGCGGTGTGTGATTAGGACAACCAGTTGCCTTTTCTTCTTCTTTAAGTTTTTCTGCTAATAAATCTATATCTTCTTTGTGAAGTTCTAAAGGATATAGTTCTTCGTTTAGTGGATGATGAGTAAGTTGTGATATTTCAACCATACCCATATTGTCTATTTTTATTGTCATAACGACCTTTCTGATAGGTTCACACTCGGGTTACTTCTATCTTGGTTAATATAGAATCAAACTTATGTTTAATTCAGTTCTCATTATACACTATTTTGACCTATTTGTCAAGCGTGTATAGGGTGTGCTATTACAGCACACCCCATTTGAGAAAGTGAGAGAGATAGATTAGGAATCGTCCTCAGCAAGTTTACTAAAATACGATAGGTCATCGCTATCGTTGGACTCATCCTCTTTCTCTACCGAGTTGTTAGAAGTATTGGGTACGTCATTACTGACAGGTGGGAGGTCAATATCTTCGACAGACTCGGTACTTCTTTGTCCAGTAAGTGTCTTATTCAGTTTCTCTTTGAGTTCATCATAAGACTTAAAATTACTTGGATCAATGAAGGGCTTTAGAGCATATTGAGATTTCCATATTTTGTCAATCTCCTCATCAGTAGGTTTTAATCTACTAACTGGCTCAAATTCAGATTTATCATAATTCCAATAACCATCAACTTTTCTGATTTTTAATTTAAAGTTTGCACCTTCCCAAAAATCAAATGGGTTAACAGCCTTCTCATCTTCAAACGCTGGGTTCATCGCTTCTGTAATCTTATCAAATATCTTTTTACCAAACTTGAATAAGAAAACTTTACCTTCGTTTTCAGGATGTTTTGGATCTGATACTACAAAGATATTAGAATAGTATTGTAACTTTCTTTTTCTCTTTCTAGCAATTTCTTTATCGGCTTCTATGCCTGTATTCCACAATCTAGTGTTTTCTTCACTAACAGGATCTTTTTTATTTAAAGTTGTTAATGAGTTTTCAATATACCATTGACCACCAGGTCCTTGAAAGGCATGATGCCATACTCTTTGCCATGGCATATCTTCACCTTCTACGGCAGGTAAGAAACGAATTACAGCATAACCATTACCTGATTTATCAAGTTCAGGTTTCCATAACCTATCGTCTTGGTATTTGTTTTTCTTTTCGGGTTGTTCGATTGTGTTTTCTAACTTCTTGGTTAGAGCATCAAAGTTTGACTTTGATTTCTTTAGGGCTTCTAATGCACTTGACATTGTATATATCTCCTTGTATGTATTGTTGTATATATTAATTGTATTAATGTAAGTATAATATTATTTATACTTCTTTTTCCATTCATTATAATGTTTTGCCCAATCTTTTGGATTAGGACATTTCTTGTCTTTGATTTTCTCTTTCAAAAACTCACATACATTACTAATCTTTTCTAGCATACTATATAAAAAATTATCTAACATATAATACTCCTTAATTTAATATTCATTATATCACTTTTCACTTATTTTGTCAAGCAGTTGTGCTTGAGTAATATACTGAAGTCTGCCGTCTTTGTGCCATTTAGTCCATTCAGTAATCTTACTATTTGTAGGTTGTGTGTCTGTACCTTTATTTACTTTAAAAAACTTTATGTTAGGGTTCCACTCCATAAGTGTATACCATTGATTTATCCAGTTTACTGCTGGTGTGGGTGTATTGTCTGGTGTAACATAATGTTTTGTGCCTTTGTACATATTATTGACTTTGTTTGTGTCTGAAACTAAATCATGGCCGATTAAGTAAATCTCTTTTGGTTGTTCTTTTTTAACTGCTACAAAACCACTTGAAGCACCACATGCCCAACCATGGTCTTTGTATTCTTCCCACACTTCTCTTATGTCATGTGATTGGTCGCCTTCTTTTATCCATGATAC